TTAGGATTAGATTACTCTGTACAGGAATGGCAAGATAAAAGAATAAATGCCATTAATAGAATATTGTCAAAAGCAAGATATTGTCATCAAGAAGTCGCAGAAAAATATTTAGATGAGTATAGCAGAGTTTGTAATTCAAAAGCAGTAGATAAGAAAGGATATAAAAAAGAAAATCTTTGATGAAAAGTATTCTGTACAGAATAAAAATAATTAAAAATAATATTTGCTTATGTTTTATTACCTATATACAATATAATTTTTAACCTTAATAAATAGAAAAGGATTTTAACATGTTAGATACTGACCACATTATGGGAACAGAAACACACATTCTACCCGAAACTCGTAAGCACAATGATTTAACCGATTTTAGTTTGTTTGACTTCGGTGTACAGGACAGTGAGTGCTTCTATAAATTTAAAGATGAGTATAGAAGAGCAGACAAAAGAAAAGTAGTTATTAATTCCGATACGGGAGAATATATCGGCAATCATTCTACTAAATATAAAACAATACCACACATTGATTTATATAAACCCTATACAGACAAATTACTTGACAGTAAATTAAAACTTGGAAATGTTGAAGTAATTGACCAAACTTGGGATAGTGGTGCTAAGGCTAGGAGAACTATTCATTTCCTTGACCATAAAGCTGAAGTTGGTACGGGTGATAAAGTAGCATTGAGAACTGATATTTTTAATTCTTTAGATGGTGCTTGGGCTTTTCAAACTTTTACTGGTGCATTCCGTAGCTTGTGTTTAAATACTCTAGTTTTTGGTGGGCAAAAATTCTATCATGAGCATAGAAAACATACAAGTGGATTAAATATAAATAGTGCCTTGTCAAAAATTACAGGTACATTAGATATGTTTACTAACCAAGCTGATGAATTTAACAAGTGGAATACTACTAAAATAACTGATGAAGAGGTAGTCAAGTTGCTTGCCAATACTATCTGTTACAAACCTAGTAAAACAGTTGAAACTATTAAAGACTTAGATGATAACCAAGCTGTTAGTCATGGTGTTATTGATAGCAAAAATGTAAACACTAGGCTATCCGATTATTTGCTGTACAGGTTTGACAAGGAAAAACAATCTTTGGGAAATACTCTCTGGAGCTTGTACAATGCTGTTACTCATTGGAGTACTCACACCGATGAAAGCTACGAGAAGATAAACGACAAAGGAAAAGTTATTGAGATATCAATGGGAAGAAAAGGCAGTCAAAAAGCTAATGTACAAAAAGACAGAGAGATTGCTGTTCGTAATATGTTAGATAGTCAACAATGGCAGGAATTGGCAGTAGCATGATAATTATAACCTATAACACACAAGGCAATAACAATGGTGGAGTTCGTAGCAACGGTATATAAAATTGTAATAATATTGATAGTTATTTTTATAATTCTAATGTTAATCTAATGAAAGGAGATCTTTGAAATTAAATATTGATAAATCAGACAATTATATGTACATTGAAATGGTAGGTATTAATTTATCTACCATTTTTTTTAATAACAGGAGATGTTAAAATGACAAATGAAATTAAAACTGCAAAAACAATAACACTTTATCAAGATGACTTGGTCAATGCTGTAAGAACTCAGAATATAAACGGGTTTGTTACTGATTGCACAGAAGAATTTCTTGATAAATTCTCGTCAAAGGATAAAGGCTTGTTGGTTATGGGCGTTGTTATGGGACAGAATAACATGCTCAAATTTCTAAAGAGTGTATTGTATGACGGAAGTAGAAAAACGGAAAGGTTAATAAAATGACAGCACAAGTTATGATAAAAGTACTTTGGGGCGTTTCATTCTTTTTAGTTGCTCACGGGTTTATAGGTTTAACTCTTTTATATTCAAGCTCATATTTTCATTTATTCTTAAATTTGTTTACATTAGGTTTAGGTTGTGCCATTCTATTAATACTGACTTTAACAACTAATGAAAGGTAACACATTATGACTGATTTAATCGCACAAAAAGATAAATACAAAGTAGAAATTAGATATAATGATATTCAAAATAGCTTTAACATTATATCTATTGAAATTGACGCTATCAATCAAGAGGTAGCAGAAAAGAAGGCGTTGAACCTGTTACAATCTACGGAATGGGTTCATGAGATACCACAATCTAAAATGCTCAATAGTAATACAGAATACAGAGCAAAGGAAAACGTAGCCGTTGAACAATCTTATGCTTTACTTCCTAAAATAAAGGTAGGCTAATATGAAAGTTGAGAACATGACAAGTTCAAAAGGTAACATAGTTCCGAACCAATTCATTATAAGGGATAAGTTAAACAATAAACTATCTTTTCAATCTTATGGCTCGGTTATCTGCGAAATAATAGACGATGACATAACACTTGATATCGTCTATTGGGATTACTCCCGCACAACCTCTCGCTATCTTGGTGCATTCCTTAACTTACCATCTAAGGATATCAAGAAGCGTGTATCTTCTGGGCAGTATCAGTTAAAGGATTTAAACCAAGTTAATCGTTAATCTCCCTCTTCTCCCCCAGAAGATGACCCTAGCTGTTTGCAACCTCCTTGACATTCGGCTAGGGTTTTTTTGTTACGCTTTCTTACTACCTACGTTCTCCCTTAAACCATGCCAACTAGACCATTAAAAATGTCAATAGTAACTCCTTGATATATGCTACGGGTGATAAGCAAAGGAAAACAAGGGAATGCCTATTAGATATATATTAGGGTCTAGTTTTGGGTTTTATTCGGTCTTATTAAGAAAAGTTATTGATTTTGTTGGGTGTCCTGCTAGGGACACTGGGGGGGTGTATATACATTATATGCAATCACGCACACTTTTGTGTATTTTTTAGGATACCTACTAGAATCTCAATAATAGCCTATACAAATAAATTTTTGTGCATACCCTAGGGTTCCAACCAGAAGGAAATCTTAGAGGTAATTCCACAGGGAAACTGATGCATTCCCTAAGTATACCTGATGCATTCCCTAATGGTACTACCCTGTATATACTTTACCCCGACAGGCCTACCTTTAGTATACACCTAATATCAGACTTGTCAAGTAAAAAATGAAAAAAAAGTGAAAAAAAATAACTTTATCCTTGACAAACTCTATATACAGTGTATAATGGTAACTAGTAGTTGAACATATGCTTATGCTTCTTCAAGTAATATAAAAGAGAACATAGAGGTAAAGCATTAACTGCTGAGGGGGCTAGTACAATTAATGTTCTATCTCCGGAGGAAGCGTCTAAGCTTCAGCTACCCCCTCAAAATAAAAGAAAGGGAAACGTTATGAAAAATTTGTGGAATGCACCAGAAATCAAAGAGGTGTACGTTGGCATGGAAATAAATTGTTATGTTTGTGCAGAGGTGTAGGTAAAGATGGCAGATCCTCAAGCATATAAAGTTGGTATACCGGGAGGTGGAACAGGAACTATTAAAGGTTCTGAAAAACTTTTTACCAAACATCCAGAGATGCTAAAGAGATTTATTTCTAAATCTGGTAACACTTTAACAATTGCAAAAAAGGCACCGGGTGCGTGGAAAGTTCCTGCTATACTTGCAGCATTAGGAGTTACTTATATTGGAAATAAAATTATCAAATGGCTAGATAAACGTACAGGTGAAACAGGTAAGATACCTACACAATTACAAGGAAAGAAAACACCTAAGCAATTAAAAGGAAAGCATACTGGTAAGTATGATAAAAAACAAACAACTAAAAAACAAACTAGATCACCAACAACTTTAGCAAAAGCTAAAGCTGCAGAATCTATTAGGTTAGAAAGAAAGAAAATAGATGAGGAAGGCAAAAAGTACGCTAGAGGTGGTGGAGTGAGAAAGGCAGCGAGGTACTAATGTCATTTTTAAAAACTTTAGAAACGTATGTGGATGCTAATCCTGATTTAGGT